CACGTCGGTAAGGTGTGCCACGATCTCGTCGATGTCTATCGTCTTGGTCACAGTCGGTGTTTGCACCGTGACGTGTTCAGCCTGTAGTTCCGACAACCGTCGTGTGTGCATTGGTGTCTGCACAGTCACCGTGTGAAGCTCCTGGCTCAGCGTGTTCGCTTTCTGCAAGTCGTTGTCGTATCCTTGCACCAACAGGTCGTACTTCTCCACTAACCCACGACACTGATCCGCAGCGGTCTGTGCGTCTGTTTCTTTATGAGTTAGGTGCGCGTATTTACCATCCTTGAACGTTTCGGTGATCGGCTGAGCACACGTCGGACATTCATCGTGGGACTCGTAGAAGTTTCGTTCTTTGGTCAACTTCTTTACGCGTGTTTCTATCTCCTTGCGCGTCTGTCGAAACTCCTGTGCCTTTGTCGCCGCTTTATCCGCTGCGTCTTTAATTGCGTCAAACAGGGCAATAGATTCACGCAGGGCGTCTGCACGTTGTTGCAGTTCCACCAACGTGGCACGAGTTTTCTGAATGGTGCTATCAATATTCGCCAGTCGCTCATCAATGTCTTCCTGCGCCTGAGCAGTGAAGTTTTCCGACATGCGTTTCTGTTCATTGAGTAATGTTCGCTGTTGCGTCAGACTATCGATCTTCGCCTTCACTGTGGCGAGTTCATCTTTCGTCAGCGCCGACATCGCAGAGAAGATTTCAATGTCGAGCAGGTCTTCAACAATTTCACGGCGCACCGTAGGCGACAGGCGCATGAACGGCACATAGGACGCACTACCAAGTACCACAATCTGAAGAAATGATTTGTGGTTCATGCCGATAATGTGATCTTCTAACATCCTCTGATAATCGTTTAACGATGCGGGTTGTGGCAGCAACACGCCATCCTGATAGATCTCAAACACATTCGGTTTGATACCACGCTTGATGTAGTAAGCGTGTTCGCCAACATTAAACCAGAGTTCGACCACGGTGTCACGTTTATTGGTCGTATTCACAAGAAGAGGTTTGTTGATATTTCGCAACGCTCGGCCGAACAATGTAAAGCACACGGCCTCAGTCATTGTGGACTTGCCTGCGCCGTTGCGGCCGACGATCAGTGTCGAGGCGTGCAGGTTCAACGGCACTTCTATCGGAATATTACCCGTTGCTAGAAAATTTTGATATCTAACACGATCAAAGATGATCATCTACTGTACTCGGGCGGATTGTGTCACCGACATGGCATCTCGATAGACATCCTGTAGATACCGTTGGAGTTCTTTCTTGTCGCAAGTCACGGACAAACTATCCACATAATCTTTCATCAACGTGAGTGTATCAATGTCTGTGGAGAGATCGTCTGCGGTCGCCTCTTGCGTCATCAACGCCACGTCATCCACGACCATCACATCTTGAGCATTCACTTTCGCAAGAGCGTCCATCAACAAGTCAAACCAATACGGTTGTGCCTTAGACTTCACAACAACTTTCACATAGGCATCGTGGTGTGGTGACGCCGGATCCATGATGTTCCGAATGAGCTTTTCAATATACTGCGGGGGCTGATCCGCGTCATCATATATCATTCGCACAAACATGCTGTACGGGTTCTCGATGAACGTGAGAACGCATGTCTCTGTGTCGAATAAATGAAAGCCACGGGGGTCGCGGTAATCACTCCACATCATCGGATACGGTGCGCCAAGATACTGTATCGGGTGCCGTGATGACCGATGATGAAAGTGTCCTGACATAACGAGCCCAAACCGATCAAACAATGCAGGATCCAATCCTTCATGGGCGGGCACGCCACGGTACATCAGAAAGCCTTGCATTTGTAAATGTCCAAAGACAACAGCACACGCAGAGGTTTCGATCATCCGCATTGATTCATCACGGTTGCTGTCACAAATCCACGGAAGCAGGAGGATGCCGCGGCCATCGATATCAATTTCCACGGGGCGAGTATGAATGTGAAGTGTGGCGTCGTGCCGATAGAGTTCTTCTACGGAATTGATCTCGGTACTCTCACGAAGAAAGCAATCGTGGTTGCCGATGATCACATCCTCAACGATACCTCGTTGTCGTAATGGCACACGATACGATTCTTCGATGAATCGTGCTGTCGCAAAGTTGATATACTTTCGGCGGTCGCCATAATCACCCCCGTGTAAGACGCGAGTAATGCCATGCATATCCAGTGTTGGAAAGAACACCTGATCAAAGAATTTCTTCTGTGACATACGCATTGCGTCACTGTCGTTCCGTACACCGAAATGGGTGTCCGTGATGATCGCTATGTTCAAGCAATCACCGCTTTTTTACTCACGCGCCGACGGTCCCGCCGCTTGTCCGTATATTCGTCAAATTTCCGAATGAATTCCTGCACATTTTCAAATGACAGCAGTTCCGTATCGATATGAAAATGTCCGGCACCATCCGGTGAAGTTTGTGTGGTGCCCGACACAATCGCATTTTCAATCAGTTTATATTTCAGGTAGGTGTGTTTGCGTTCGCGTTGAATACGTCGGACAAAAGCATAGTAGATAACCGAGGTAAAATAGCCGAACGGATTCTTTGATTTACGTGGGTTGAAATTGTGCATATACATCAAACAATTTTCCACGCCATCGCTGACCATATCTTCACGAAATGTATAGTTGATGAAATTTGGTCGATACGACAAATGTGTCGCAATTTTGAGAAAACATTCGCCAACGAATTCGGGAATAGGTGGTCCCTTCCGGCCGCGCTTTTTCGCCTTAAAACACGCACTTCGGAATTCTGTCAATGCTTTTAGGAATGCCTTATTGTCGATATAGTGTTCGTTAGGTTTCGCCATGAGCCTCCAGACATAGAGAGAATAAATTACTAGATCTAAATAAACTAGATCTTAAGAAACTAGATCTAAAGAAACTAGTGTCCGTAGGGAAACTTGCGGCACCAGTGGCCATCGATTTGAGCGGCTCAAAATACGTCCACCTTAGCTGACTATACATTGGTGTCTGTTTTTGCGCCTAGCGAACGGCCAGAGGGGTTCTTGACACGCTCCACCCATTTATCTAAACCCATTTCTAGCATCGTATATGGAAACTGCTCGGCAGAATAGTACTGAACCCGCTGTTCGGCATGTCGAAATGTGTGATTCACGGATGCACCGATCCGAAGGTCATCCACAAAATCAATCAAGGTGGCATGAGATTTGGTAGCGTGTAACCGTAGACTCCGACCAATAGACTGAAGAACACGGATTTTGCTTTTTGACGGGCTAGCAAATATAATCATATGGAGATTAGGAATGTTAATACCAGTTGCCATAGTCCCATATGACGCCACAATAATTTGTTGTTCTCCATTGGTGACCCATTGACGAATCCGTTCACGTTCATCCGCAACCACTTCACCCGATACAAAATGCACATCACGGTTTGGTGCCAATTCTTGTATACGTTGGTACAACGGCTTCCCATGCTTCTCGACAAAGTTGAAAAGCACCAACACATTCCCTTTGACATTCGCTGCCATCTGCGATACGATCTCCAAGCGAATAGGATGTGTTATCAGAAATTCTACTTCATCTTGATACAACGACTTTCGAAAATCTTTACATACATCCGGCGGATATGTCAACACACACATTTTAACTCGCAACGGCGTGAGATCTTTACTTTCGACCAAATCTTTGGTGGTTGTAACTTTCGTCACACTGCCAAAGAGTCCTTCCAAAATAAGCCTATGAGCTTGTGTGTCATCCAACGTGCCAGTAAAACCGAAACGATACGGCGACTGCGTACACTTTTCCAACAACCCCGTTAACGATTTGGCTTTCGCCAGATGGACCTCGTCCACAATGACACAGCGGAACTGATTGAAATAGTTTTGAGGCAGATTGTAAATGGATTGCCATGTGGATACTACAATCTTTGCGATCACGTCTTTTGAACGGCCGCCTTGAATCGTTTGCACCTCCGCAACATCCATGCCGTAAGATGCGAAATCCGATACCATCTGTGCCACAAGACCGGTGGTTGGTACCACAATCAACGTTGGTTCATCCAACACACACATTAACAAATAAATGATCAAGGACTTACCACTACCCGTAGGAGATAAGATAATACCACGTTTGTCTCGTAGCATGGCTTCAATCGCTTGTAGTTGATAAACCCGTGGAGTTAGGGGCAACTCATGCACCAGCGCCTCAAGTGCGCCGCGGTCGAGAGGTTGGGTGTAGGCTATGCTATTGGTAACGGGGTAACTACGCTGTTGGGCAAACTCTAACACGCGTGGCAGCAAACCACGATAAATGAGATGTCCCCGAAGTTTGAAGAGGTGGATCTTGCCCGTCCAGTGCCGCTTCTTAAATGCTGGCATGAACTTGGCGCCCGGAATTTCGT